CCGTATTACCAGAATTATATTTTGTAACAGAAGGAAAAGCTACAGGAGCTTCCCAAAAACAAGTAGTATTATTTAACGTCCATGAACTGTAAGGTTTTGCTATATAAAAAGCATCTTTCGTCGAATCGTATGTTCCTCCTATAGTTGCAAAATTTTTTCTAAATGCTTTTGATTGATCATCAGAGGGCGTGGTATTGTCCGATTGATAATGTACTCCTCCTCTAGTGTTAAAAGAAGTTTTTTTCCAATTAGGCCATCCATGAACATTTTGTAAAAAAGCTATGCCTACTGATTCATCTTCATCACCATTTTCGTCTTGAGTATCAGAATCTGCAACGACTTCTATACTTAAAACAATTGTGCTACTTTCATTTAATTTTGCAAAATGTGCCATACTATTGAAATTTATACCTTATTACAACTATACCTGAACCGCCTGCACCGCCAGTAGGAGCACTATCTCCACCTGCACCGCCTCCGCCACCAGTGTTAGCTGATCCATTATTACCATTTGACCCAGCGGGTGAACCATTACCAGCTCCACTTCCACCTCCAGGTGCACCACTTTTACCTTGGTTTCCACCACCGCCACCACCGCCTGATCTTCCTACAGGAGAAGCAGTAATTGATGATGATACTCCACTACCGCCACCTTGACCTTGGTTTCCACCAGCACTACCAGCACCTCCACCACCAGCACCTTTCGTGCTTGGGGATTGAGCTGTTGGACCACTATCACCACCATCATTTCCTTGAGGAGGACTAACAGGAGGTGTGTTACCATCGCCTCCAACCATTCCTGGTTGTTGAGCTCTTGCACCGCCACCAGATCCACCTGGTCCACCATTTGCATTTGGTCCAGGATCAATGGCACGGCCAAAACCGCCACCAGCGGAAGTTATACTTGAAAAAACTGAATTTGCTCCATTGTTATTACCAGCAGAAGGAGATCCCGCAGCGCCTCCAGCGCCAACAGTAATTGGATAATCTTGTGCACTTACAGGTAATGATGATGTTGCAGCTAAAGGAGATCCAGAATAGGGATCAGAAGGAGGAGATCCTTCACGGAAACCACCGCCTCCGCCTCCGCCAGCGCCATCGGATCTAGCGCCACCGCCACCTGCTACTACCATGTAACTTACTACAGCAGATTCAGGATCACCAGATCCCGCATCACTAACTGCGAATGTTCCAGAGGAAGTAAAAGTGTGAATTTTATAATCACCAGAAGTTGTTACTGTGCCACCAGTTGCTGTAACAAAACCAACTGATGATTTATTTTGAAGATCTGACATAGCAATTGCACCAGAAGGCACTGAAGCTAAATTTCTTACTGGGGTAGAACCCATATTAATTGTATCACCAGGAGGGTTTCCTAGTTCTGCGTTTACTTGAGATAATGATATAGTACCTGAAGGAGTGGTCATTGTTAGTTACCCTTTAGTTCATCAACCTGTTTCTTTAAATCCTTAATTGCTTCTATTAAAACAGAACATATTTTTCCATAATCAACAGATTTTGTTTTAAGCTCGTCGTCAGCGGTTAACACAACTTGAGGTAAAATTTCTTCCATATCTTGAGCTAATACTCCAACTTGTTCTTTAGCATCATCTATATCATTTCTTTTATAGTAGACACCTTGCATTTTCATTACTTTAGATAATGCGTTGTCAATATTTTTTATATCTGTTTTAAGTCTTTTATCAGAGAAAGCTGTTACATCATTATTGAAAGTAGCTGCACCAGCAGCAGACATATCAAGGGTTAAAGCTGTGATAGCAGAGCCGCCATCATTACCTTGAAATATCATATCTTTATCTGATGTTTCAACTTTAATAGTTAAATTATCAGAATCCATGTTAACCATACCTATTAAAGCACTGCCGTCATGAAATCTTACTTGTTCTCCTGCAGCATCCAAAATAATATCACCAGCAACATCTAATGTAAAATCGCCAGATGATAAATCAATCTCTGTACCATCAATTGTTATGTTATCAATAGTAACACCTGCATCGGCATCTACGACACCACTAAATGTTCCCGTTGTTGCAGTTACACCAGCGTTAAATGTAGCAGCTCCTGCTTCAGACATGTCTAAAGTTAAAGCTGTAATACCAGAACCATTGTCATCACCTTTAAATATAATATCTTTATCTTGTACGGCTGAAGTAATTACAAAATCACTTGATGAATTTGTAAGAGTTGCAACATCAGTATTACCAATTTTAATGTCTATTTGATCATCTGTCGGTGCGTCTATTGTAGTATCTGCGTCAGCATCTAAAACTAATGCTTGACCTTGAAGATCTATTGATCCTGCCAAAGAAAAAACATCATACCAGTTTGTACCATCTGTAGAAACAAGACGAGTTGTGCCGTTAGCTATTGAAAGTGTATTACCTGAAGCACCTAATCTACAAGTCATTGCATAAGGACCAGAAGATCCTGAATCAGTCGTTGCGTTAGTAATTAAATACATTTTTTGAGTAGCTGGGAATTGAGCTATTCTTACTGCACCATGTGCACCCGTTAATCTTATGTGAGCATTTCTTGCTTGGTTATTAGCTTGTGATTGTGGACCGTCAGCGTTCGTTAACGTCGTTACAGCATTATCGCCACACGCAACATTTACTACACCAGCAATACTAAATTCTAATGATTGTGAAAAGTTGTTGTTCGTAATAGTTCCCCAAGTACCTGAATTAGCTCCCGATGCTTGTAGCTCTATTCTTAAACTTGTTGAATATGTTGAACTCATTTAATCTCCTGTATAATTTTTAATATTTAAATTAAAGTTTGTCAAAACTTTTTATGCGGCTTCATGAACTTCTGTCCAACTTATATCCGAGTTAGAGTCGTCTACTTCGGACCAAAAAGTTCCTTGTAGAGTCCCTGTGCTACTTGTAACAGAAACGCCAGTCAGTGTCAAAGTAGAAGTTCCTGTTATTGTTACGGAGCCAGGGGAAGATGTAAGAGAAACACTAGGAGCTTCATAGCTTGTTTCTTGCGTTTCTTCTCCTAAACTAGCAGTTAATCCAATGCCAGTTAAAGTAACATCAGCTCCAGCAAAAGGTGTTACAGATGCAATAGAACTTGTTGTACTAACGCCTGTTAATGTAACAGGAGCAGACCCTGAAACAGTTTCAGTACCAAGACTACCTGTTAATCCAATGCCAGTTAAAGTAACATCAGCATTTCCAGTAATAGTAGAAGATCCAAGACTACCTGTTAAAACATTACCCCCTGGTAAAACAGTAGGGCTAATTGCTGCTACAACTGTTCCTAAAGAAATATCTAATTCAGGTTCACTAGCCGCTACAACAGTAGTTTGAGAATCTCCTGAAATAGAGTATGTACCAATTGAATATGTTGCACTAACGCCTGTTACAAATACTGACGTGCCTGGAGTGTTTACAGAAGACGTTAAACCGACACCTGTAATTGTTGGTGCTACATCACCTTGGAAGGTCATGGTTCCAGTGTTAGTTGATGCTTGTGCTCCTGTTAAAGCGTAAGATTGAGCTGTTGTACCCCAAAGGTTATCACTCCATCCAAGTGTAACGCCACTGTCACCAGCAACACCTCTATTCCATCCTGATTGTGCTAATGTAGTAACAGTTTCATCACCTAATGATGCAGTTGTTCCTAAACCTGTTGGTGTTACAACACAGCTTCCTGTTGCTGTTTCAGTTCCTAAAGAAATTGTTGATTGTTGTCCAGTAGGAGTAACACTAACTAAAGTGGTTGCAACAGAAGTTCCTAAAGCGGAAGTGCCAGCAACGCCAGAAAGCGTAATGTTACAATCGCCCGTAAGCGTTAGAGAACCTAGAGATGACGTGAGGCCATTACCTGTTGCGTCAACGG